CAATAAATCTGCGTCTTCATCTTGTTTATGAATTAATTGTACAATAGAATCTAAACCTCTTTCACTATCAATAAACAATACACCAACACCTTTACTACCTCTTAATGTTTTCATTATGAGAGGAAATTTAATATCAGCTTCTTTTACTTGTTCATTTGATTTTTCTGGATCGTTAATTAATTTAGTTTTAGGTTGTGTTAAACCATAATCTGCCAATCTTAATGATGATCTATATTTGTCAGCACATATATTGATTGTTGTTCTAGGATTAACTAAAGTTGAATTTGCTCTTTCAAGTATAGATACAAAATCCATCCAACTATCTTTTCGTGTAATACTACCACGAATTATAGCCACCGTCATAGCACCTACTTCAAAACCTTTTTTATCGCCTTTGTTATGAAACTTACGAACACCGTCCTCATAAGTTGTATAACCACCTGTTAACTTGAATAGATAAAAAGGATAGCCTAACTTCTCACACTCTTCCCTTAATCTATCGGCAGTATGAAATGTTTTAGCCTCTTCTGGTTCGTCTGTTATAATTAACAAACGCAAAAAGTCTTTTTCTTGTTTCTGCTCTGTGAAATAATCTTTAAACTTTGGTATCTGCATTTTCGCTATCTTCTTTTGTAACCTTTTTACCTATGTTATATTTAGCAGATAAAGTCCATTCTTTTTTCTCTTTAAATGGTAAAACTTTAATTTGACTTAAAGGTGCTTTATTTTCCACCCTAGTCTTTTCTACTATATCAATTAAGTTCCAATCTTGTAATAAAATAGCGATAGTGTTTCTTCTTTGTATATCATTTTCTATTAGAGTAGCTTTTTTGCCATCTAAAGCAAACAATTCTTTGAAGTGTACTATGTAATATTTGCCTTGTTTATGTAAAATATGACAAGATTGAAATAATGTTTTGTCTTTTCTTGACGCTACACCTATTCTTGTCAAAGTCTCTCGGACTTTTAAGAAATCATCTGGTTGCTTTATTGTTACCTCAAGCATACTATCAGATGACCATTGTAATTCATCACTCATTTTTTTCTCCCGCCCTTAAATAAGGACAATTTAATATGTTCAATTTGTTCGTCTGTAAGTATGTTTATGGCCTCTCTAGCTTTCTCATTGCTGTAACCATAATACTCTTTTACATACTCTAAATTTTTCAATTTGGCCTGCTTTAACCATCTACCACCAAATCTTTTCTTCTTTCTGATACTATTTAGTAAAAAGTCAAATTGAACCTTATTAGAGAGAAAATGATAACCATTCATTTCATTTGCTTCAGGTAAGGTGTCCCAAAACATAGATAAACAACGATTTATTATATACGCTGGATATTTCTTTTGCCACACTTCATCACCAGTTTCCATAAGATTTACTTTACTATGGTTGATGGCGTTAAGGTAGTCTTTCAATTCATATGCCATAATTAATTAAATGTGTAAACACAAATCACCCTATATCCATATCTAGGATAATATAGGTAGTGTGGTTTGGTTTCAAAACAAACTCCTTTAAATTGTTCAGGTTCTATTTCTTTTAGAACCGTTTTTTTATCATCATCTAAAATTACCGTTGTAGCTCTTTTATCTAATGAGTCGTTTAAATATATTATTAATTGTTTATGAGGAAAACTATGATCTTGATGTATTTCTGATTTATTTTTTTTATCTGGAAAGGTAAAATTAATTGAACATCTTAATAGTTCACCATTTGGTATATCATTTTTTTTAGCAAAACTCTCTAACATATTTAAGAAAAAACCATAATATGGTGATTCTACTTTATAACCTTTTGGTCTTAATTCTTTTCTTTCAACAATTGTATGAGAAAGCCAAGAGTTTCCTTCGCCAGTTCCTACATCATCATTCATTAAGAAAAAAGGAAACTGATTACCTAATATAACTTTTTCTATATAATCTTTATCTTTATTATGTAAGAAACTTTTGTCTTCTTTATAATACATTATTTTCTCTTGTTGTGTCTGCCCATATACCAATCGCCAGGTTCGTAATTCCATTTCTTACCGTGGTGACCTCGTATATCTGCATAGAACATTCTCATTTTGACAATGAGCGTTCTCCAAAACGTTCTTTTAGCCATTCTTTACTCCTATTATAACTACCCTTACCTTTTTTAGGTTTGATAGTTCGTTGTTTGTATTTGGGTGTCCGTAAATCTTTGGCTACTGGATTTCGTTTTTTCATAATAAGACATTACTTAAACTTACAAGTTGCCATAATTTCAGTTAGACAAGCGACCATATTTATCTCCTGATCGGCTACAAACACAGCTTTATATTGATATCCAGCGATTAATAATATCGCTTGAGGTATAGATTGTGGTTGTAGATAGTCTTTTAAGGCACCATAAATCTGTTTAAACAAATCTGCTGGTTGAACACTTAAATTATTCACTACCCATTTCCTCATACCATCAAACTCTTTACCTTTCAAAGCTGCAAAAAGCGACTTTAAATCTGCCTCTTTTTGATTGAAGAAGATACCACTATCAATTTTACCATTGACGGAATATCTTTGTAGTTCATTTATGGTCTTCCTGAAATCAGGAAAATACTTTTGAATTAACTCAGCAAGTACCTTTTTATCATAAGGCACCTTATTTTCATCAAGTATATCACCTAATCTTTTAAGTAATTTTTGTGCTACCTTAACCTTTTGACCATTGATAATCTTAAAATCAACCTGTGTTAATCTACTTCTTATAGGTTCTATAAACTTGTAAGGATAATTACAAGTCATAATAAATCTACAATTTTCAAAAAATGTTTCTATGAAATTTCTTAAAGCAGGTTGTACAGACTCAGCATTCATATAATCTGCTTCGTCAATTATGACTACTTTGTGTTTTGATGATTGATTAAAAGATACGGTAGACGCAAAATTTTTAATTTTGTTTCTTAAAGTATCAATGTGTCTGCCTTCATCTGAACCATTGATTATGATATAATCACAACCTAGTTGTTCACATAAAGCACGAGCTACGGTAGTTTTACCTGTGCCTGGTCCACCAGACAATAACATATTAGGGATTTCTTTTTTCTTTAGAAACTCTTTAAATGTTTTACTGGTATCTTCAGGTAAGATACAATCTTGGATAGTTTTGGGTCTGTATTGCTCAACCCATAAAAAGTCTGCCATTTAAACCTCCCTTAAAATTCAGAGTCAGGTTCTAAAGCAATCCAGTATTGAATAGGTTTATTTCTATTTGTGAAATGACTTATCTTAGCCTTTGAAATAGCAACATCATAATCATCTTGGATCAGTTTAAAATTCTCTTGTTTAAAATTAGCAGAAAACTTTTTATCTGTTTCACCAATGGTAGCAGAATAAACATTAGAAGACTTGTTTTTTCTATCACAAGCCATTAACTTAATATTCTTACCATCACCTTGTACAGAAACATCTGGCGATCCTAGAGAAGTAGCTGATCTCAATAAATCAGATAAATCTTGTTTTGTTAATTTGAAAGTAATATACTTATCTGGTAAGTTTATATTTTTTTCAGGTGCAACAACAACTGACTTATCAGAAAAATAGTAATTAATATTTCTGCCTTTGCCGTTGTCAATTTTTACACTTGATCCACCATTGAATTGCAATTGTGGTTTTTCAAATAGTTCTATTGATCTTAAAAATTCTGGCAAATCATAGATAGCAAATTCACTTGAAAATGTTTCTGATATCTGAGCTTCTGCCAAAATGTTTTTCATATTGGAAATAGTTTTGATTGTATTTCCAGGTTTAACTAAAATACCCTGATTTATTTCAGAAAAGTTTTTTAGTAAACTTAATGTATCACTTGATAGGTTCATTATATAATTCTCCTCATAATTTAATTGGAGCGGATACTTGGTACTGCCCCAAGGTCTGCAAGTTGGTAACCTGCCATAATACTTTTATACGATATCCGCATTATCCTAATATACACTAAAGGCGTCCAAATGTCAATGCCAGGACGCCTCTAGTTTTTATCATTATTTAATTGTGATAGTTCTTGCTTTTTTCGCTTCTGGAATTATTCTTTCCATAGATACTTTAAGCAAACCATCTTTAAGTTCGGCACCTTTTACAACAACATCATCTGCTATTGTGAAAGATTTTGAGAACATTCTTTTAGCAATGCCTTTATGTAGCATACCCTCGTTGTCCTCTACC